ACTTACGTGGCTTAGCTGCAATCAACAGACCACGTTCGTCAGTCCACGCAGCGATCTGAATTACCGCGGCTTCCAAAGAAGTCTCGTTCAGGTCTGCAGGAGTTGCCGGGGTGTTGCTGTTGGTGCCGCCAGATACCAGCGGGTGGTCAGTAGCACACAAAGTTTTACCGTCACCGTAAGTTACGCCTGAGCCAGAGAACGCATTGTTCAGAATGGCAGCAGCTTTAACTTGCTTGGTGTACGCCATGGCACGAGCCAGCGCTTTGGTGTAACGAGTAGACAGTGAGTCATACAGGTTATCTTCCACAGCTTCTTCAGTGATGGAGAAGCCCATTGCGATGGTTTCGTGAGTGTAGCGAGCGGTAAACGCTTCTTGCGCATTGTCATACGCGATGGCTGAGCCTTCGTTTTTAACGGGGGCTGCACCAAAACCTGACAACTTGGTTTCTTCTTCGAATGAACGCTCTGAGGTCTCAGTTTCGAAAATCTGAGCGTGTTCATCGTTGTATCGACCGTACTCCATGCCAAACAGAGCATTAAGCCCCGGAAGCAATTCTTTGAGTAATTGGGCGCGTGAAATAGCCATAGTCGCCTACTCCTTATATTCCGGTGTTCACAGTCATGCTGTGGAAGCCGAGGTTGATTTTAACCAGAACGTCCGGAAACGCGTCTGACACTGGTGAAGCAAAACCCAAAATACGGAAAGCTGCAGGAACAGTAACAACCGTTGCATCCAGAGCGCTCGTAGAGTTACCGGTAGTTGTATTACCAGTAGAAGTACTTTGAGCAGCAGCGAAGAACGTGTTTGCACCAACAGCTGCCTGTGTGGCAGTGCCATCAAGCTGAGCTTGGAACAACACCATCGGGTCGTCTACAACGAAAGCCTGAACCACACCGGTAGTGCCTGAAGGGTAGTACTGACTAAAAATTACCTGACCCTGAGTATTAACAAATCTGCAGCCGACGAATACGCCAATTGCGCCTGTAACACTGGTTGAGCCTGTGGGCCAGTCGTTAGTTGTTGCATCTGCACCGGTACCGGTGACGATGGCGATGTAGCCGTTAGCATTAATGTACACCACACTTCCGTAGAAGATGTTGGTGTTAACACCAGCCGGATCAATCAGGAACGTAGAGAAGGCGCCCGCGTAGGGCATTCCGTCTACACGCTTAACGGGACGAAGCCCGTATGGTGCGGCAGTTGTAGCCATGATTAACTCCTAAAATTATCCTTTACCGAAAGTTACCGTAGTTTTTCTCTCATTGAAGAGAGGCATCCTCGGATCGTTTTCCCGCATAAGGTTCTGGTCCACGGCGATCATCTGAGACCTAGTTTGGTTCGTGTAATACTCATTACGTTCCTTAACCAGCTCGACGGGCGCTTTACACAGCAGCAATCCACCAATCACAACATTATCCTTAAAGCGTTCGTTCTCAATGCTACTCAGGAAAATCTCTGGGTGGTCTACTGCTCGCACGGGTTCCCAACCTTCGCGGAGTTTGGAAGAGACATTGATTGCATCAGCCTGACCTCGGGTACTTACGCGGACCCAGTGAAACGTATACCCAGCTTCCGGATTCGGAGTGGGCAGCACTTCGGGTCTACGCCACGCCGACTTGCGTTGGGTGCGTTCACGTTTTTCCAAGTCTCGGTCTAATCTGTTATCAGCCATTATGTTCTCCTCAATAACGCAACCTGTTTGGCGTAGTCTGCAAGTGATACTCCCATCCTCTTGGCTACAGCGATTTGTGATTCGCTTAAACGCACCTTTATCGGTGCTGTGCTCCGCGTAGCGGGTGCGACCACATTTGCTGCTTTCCGTACTTTCTGAGGTTCTGGTGTATCCTCAATATCTTCATCGAAGTTCTCTGGGAACAACTTTCGCATACGAGTATTTACTTTCTCGTAGTATTCATCTGAGCGAGGGTCAACACCCTCTTTTACTAGCTTGCTATGGTATCCCAGTGCGTACGCTGTCATCTCGTCGTCACTACCGAACCACGTATTTTCGTTTCTCCAAGCCTCTGCTTTATCATCCCGCGTTACTTGCGGCTGTTGGGCAGGGGGCCTTTGCTGCTGTTGTACATTATTGCTTTGATTTTGTAAAGCTTCTGGCTGGTCAGCACGGGGTTTAAGGTTGTTAACCTTATCCATGCGTATCTGCGCCCCATACAATCCTTCCTGCGCAGCAATAATCGCGTCAGTGTTACCCGACTCGTAAGCTTCTTTATATTTCTGTTTTGCGGCCTGCATCTCAACTTGAATCTGTTTTTTGGCAGACTCAATCAAGGCATTGTGACCTTTATCAACGGAACCTTTGAGCTTCTGGTTCTCGTCAACAAGAACTTTAGCAAAGCGCTCCAGCTCCTCACGCTCACGCAGGGCTTGTTCTTTTGCCCGTCGCTCGTCGTGATAACCTTTGCTGAAGTGCTGAATTCGTTTTTTAACCTTGTCGGAGTAGTTCTCCAACTCTTCGTCGGTAACCTCTTCGGGCGGAGTAGACGGCTTTTTGTTACGGTCCCCGAGCGGTGTGTCGTCAATAACTTCTATTTCAACGTCATCGACTTTTAGCGTTTTCTTTTTCTTACCGATAGTCACCCGGCCGACAGCGTCTTCAATTTCAAGACCCGGCTCGGAAACTTCTTGCTCGACATCAATAACCGCCGCCGCTTTTGCGTCGGGGTCTGGAAAGTCAAACTCTACCTGTTGCATTGGCATAGCTCACTCCTTATGCACGAGAGATGGCTCTCGGGTTGGGTACAGTAGCTTGGACGGAATCGTCGTTCATCAGACGGTATTCTTGCGTACCGATCTTAAAGCGCGTGCCAGTGTTTGCGCGGAACATTACATAGTCCCCCGGTTTACACCACGGACCAGCGGAGAAGCGGTCTTTGTCGTTATATGCCTGATCGCCCATGTCGAGAACCAAACCTATAGTTGAGAGTATGTATTCCTCTCGGACCGTTTTATCTGCCTTCAACAGCGAAGTTTCCCCAAATGTTTCTTCCACATTGGGTAGCGCAATCAAGATGTGGTAGCCCGTTGGCTTAGGGATGGCAGCTTCTAACTCCGCTTTTTCCTTTTCCGCTTGTGCTATCTTCTCTTTGCGTTGTTTTTCAAGTTCAGTCATCTTCATTTTCCATATAGTTTTTCGCAAGGTCTTTTAGTTCCCTTCGTGCTTGAGCTAGACCCCGTATCACTCCGCACACTTCTTTATACCCCTCGAAGGTTTTAGCCCCACCAGCGGTTATAAATTCTTCTTGGTTTTGCTGGGCAGCAGCCAGCCTTTCTTCAAGCACGTCAAAGACGGTTTTAGCCACGGTTTCTCTCCATCATCTGAGTTTTCGTGAGGTCCATAATCGCCTTGGCTTCATCCAAGTTCTGTCGTGCATCAGCCTGATCTGTCATGGCCGCTATGCGGCTGGCCTCCAGCGACGCAGTATTCTGGGCTTTCTGGGCATCCAGCGTCAGCCTTGCTGCGGCTAACTGCGTATCTGCTTGATCTTTCTGGGCTTTGCGCTGCTGTTCCGCGGCCTTAAGCTGCAATTCTTGCATCTGCATCTGCATAATCGGGTCTTGCGCCTGCTGCTGCGCCTGTTGCTGGGCTGCTGCGGCTTGCTTCTGCTGGGTGTTCTGCTGCGCAGCTTCGGCAATCATGCTCGCCAACTTAACTTCCAACTCTTCAGGCAGCTCGGCGTTGGGCGCCGGCAACGGTGCACCCAGTGCGTTTTCAATCTGCTGACGGTACGAGAACGCAACGTGCTCGGCTATGTGCGCCATCAGCGCCCCCATAATCTGCTGCGCCGCGGGGTTCTGCCCGATAAACGCTGCAATCTGCGGGTCCTGCATAAACGCTTGGTGTGTGGCAATGTGCGCGTCTTGGTCTTGGTGGATAAATGCCTTCATCGGCTTGCCAACCAGCGCGTTCATGTTCTCACTGACGGGGTCTGTGGGCTTCAAATCATCCGTTGTTGGGACGAGCTTGTCCGCGTTCTTAACCCCCAGCACCTCGATCATCTGCCGGTGTAACTGAGGCAGGTCGTATATCTGCGGGGCTTGCTGCGCCATCTGCAGTACGGCTTGGTACTGAACCACACGCTGGGCCATTGTGCTGCTGTTAGGATCACTGACCGGGATAACGTCCACCACGGCGTAATCTGTCTGCTTGGCACGTGGCTCTCCACGATCCGGTACGTAGGTGTAATCCGCTGGAGCGTACTCGGCAATGATCGCTTTGAGGAGCTTAAACTCCTGTTTCATCGCGTAATGTACCCGGGACTGCACCGCAGCCATGGGCTTTAGCGTCCGTTCGAGCAGTGCTAGGGTGGTTCCAACCGGTGCGTTAGCACTCATGTCGGAGATATTCATGTCGGAGATCGCCCCGAGACGCCGACCTTCCTCAGTTATCTGGTTCAGCAGCGCGAGCAGCGTCTGGCTCGGCTCTTTATAGGGCAACGGCATGATATTGTCGCGGATTGAGCCACTTGGCACGTCCACATCACGGAATTCACCCGGGGTTATGGGTGTATCGTCGCCTTTTATGCGCAAACCACGTGTTTTTAGGCCACCCGGCAGGTTTGACAGCGTGCCT